GCCGGTCTTGCCGAGAGTGCAGCGGTGAAGCTCGGTGGCGCCGTTGTGGGCCATGCGCTCGACCCATCCTGAGATCTCGGTGGGATGGAGGTCCGCGCGGACGCCGAGGACACGGGCCGCGCCGGCGGCGTCGCGGGCAACGGCCAGCGCAACGCAGGGCTCGGAATGGATCAGGGCGTCGGCATCAAGCCGGTCGACCGCGAAGATGTGCCTGTGAGCGGAGAGGCCGCGCCAGGCCGCGGAGAGGAAGCGGAAGCCGCCGGGCGCCTTCGGATCCTCGACCCGGCTCAGGCGCTGCGCCTCGCAGATCGCCGCAAGAGCCGCGCGCTGCCCGCGCATCCGGTCTTTCTCACGGCCCCAGTTCAAGGGTGGCTTGTTGGACATCGGCGGCGGCTCCATCGCGGGGTGGCGATGGGGCTAAGTTGCGATCACCGCAAACGCAAGTCAAGCGGAAAACGCAACTTCGATCGCAACTACGGCTCAGGAGCCGCCTGTGGATTATTGTGGAAAGCGCAAAATCGCTCGACTCTTTCCGCCCGTGCTGCTCCCTTTGGCTTAGAACAAGGAGTGAACATGCTGCGTGCCGACACCGGGCCATTGGTCGATCGGCCGATGAAGCAGTTCTCCGCCCTCATCATCCGGTGCCGGACATGCGACAAAGAGAGCCGCTGGCTCAGCCAGCAGCTGTTGGACCACGGCATCTGGAAAGTCGAAGCCATCAGCAGCCTGGATGGCAAAATGATCTGCCGCGACTGCGCCGACTCAGGGCGCCCAGCGCGAGATGTGACGGTGCGCCCCTGGCCGCCTATTCATCCAGGGTTCCAACAATGCGGTGAACCGAGACCACGTGATTGCGGTCGAACCGCATCAGACGGTCCTCGCCCTCCGGCGGATTGAGCTGTTCGAGGACAAGCTCGTCACCGAAAGAGACGAAGCGCTTGACGTATCCGAACGGCGGATCGCCGTCGTTGTCGTAGACCTGGGCGACGACATAATTGCCCTTACGATAGCCCTTGTCGGGGTTCACCAGCACGATCTCGCCGGCCTCGTAGCGCGGCTCCATCGAGTCGCCGTGAACGTAGACCGCATAGGCCTTCGGGTTCGTGGCGAGGCTTTCAGGGCGGTTCACGGTTCCGAGGATCTGCCCGTTGAACAATAGGCGCGACCGGGGACCGCCGCCGACCGCGGCGCCATAGATCGGCATCTGACTCGCATCAAGGCGGATGCGTTCTGGCAGGCCTGCGTTTGGCATGGGCGAGTTCCCTCGCAGGCCAGGGGTGCGCTCCCCCATCTGAAGAGTCTGGCCGATACTCTCCAGAGCCGCCGGCAGCTCATCAGCCGGCAGGCCGAAGAACTGCCATATGGGCGCAAGCTCGTTCTGTTGCACGGTCCGGCCGCCGCCGACCGTTTTGCTCATCTTCGTGGCGTCAATCTCAATGCCACGGTCTTGCAGAAAGGCGACGAGATCCTTCTGCCGCTTGCCGGTCGCAAGAAACTGTTGCTTCAGCCATGCTGAGGTGAAGGGCTTCTCGTCCATGTCGACGTCATCGCGCATGGCTCGACTCGCTTCGATAGCGAATATCGCATAGAGATCGCTTGACATCTAGTTGCGACAATCGCAACTTAGCGCCATGTCGAGCGTCGCCGCATCCATCATTGCGAAGTGCAACGGACACTCCGTCGTCGCGGATATCTGCGGCGTCCACGTGACCCGTGTCTATCGCTGGACCTATCCGATTGAGAAGGGCGGGTCTGGAGGCCTCATTCCGAGCCGTCATCAGGCTTTGCTCCTGAAGGGCGCGCGCGAGCGCGGCATCGACCTTCGCCCCGAGGACTTCTTCGATCCGGCCAGCAGCGGCATCGCTACGGCGTCGGAACTGCCGCGGACCGCGGCATGACCCGCAATTCACCCTTCCGGCAGCCTGGTGGCCCCCTGGCTGCTGGATCGCGCCCGATCCTGTCTCACGTTCCCGCGTCTGGATCGGGCGCACCTCAGTTCAGCACTGCCAGCATCGGCCGGGTGTCGATGACGCGGGCGACGACGCCCCGCGCCTCGTGCGCCGCTTCGGCGAGTTCCGGATCCACCTGCACCACGCCGAGCATCGCTTCGACCATGTGCCGGGTGAGTTCGTCGCCTGCGCCGTCGCCCCGCTCGACCTCGCGTCGCACCAGCCACGTCACCATGGCGTGCATCGCCAGGATGGTCGCGGCGCCGTCGGTCTCTGGTGTGTGCTCGTTCATCTCGCTCTCCGTTTCGCGCTCCGGCGCGTCCGTCGCCCCTCAGGGGCTCCTCCCTGACTGCCGGGGCGTCATTGCCCCGGCCCTTTCTTCCCGCGCGCCCGCCTCTCGCCGCCAAGCCCGTGGTGGTCGCGCTTCTGTGTGCCCTGCGTACCCGCATCGTTCGACCGGGATCCGCTGAGATGTCTGCCGCCTCCTTCAGCCCCGTTCTCAGTCGCTCCCCGATGCACAAAGCATCGGGGATCACGATGAAACAGTCGCCAGCGAACAGCACCACAGTTGTGGGTGATGAGCGCACAGTTGTTGCCGAGCGGACGATGGAGTTCCTGCGGCGCATCCACCCGCACAAGACGGCCGACAACGTCTCGGCCGACACCGGCATCGCCGCGAGCACGATCGGCCGCTGGCTCGACCGCGGGTCGGCGCCGACGTCCTGGGCCTTCCTTCGCCTGATTGCCGCTTATGGGCCGGAGTTCGCGTGCGCGGTCATGGATCACCCGCCGGCATGGCTCGACCGGGCAGCGCGCGATGAAGAGTCCCGGCGGCTTCGGACACAGATTGAGGCGCTCCAGGCGCGACTTGAGGGGAACGCCGCGTGAGAGCCATTCACGGCCTGGTCAACATCGTCCGCTCGGCTTGCTCCGCCCTACTGGCACGGGTCGCCTGGAAGCTGGCTGCGGCGTCAGAGGCGACAGCGGATCTCTCAGACGCAGTTGCTCCCCCGCGCGAGTGGAGCCCGCGTCTCTGGGACCGCAACAAGGATCCCCGCTCTGATGCGGAGGAGCGCCACCCAGAGGGGTGAGCGCAAAAGCAAACCGCCCGGGCCCCATCCGCGAAGCGGGGCACCGAGCGGTGAGACCAGATCATTCACTGGCAGGAAGGCCAACAGATGAACACACCTCAGCCCGCCGGGCAAGTAGACCCGTCATCTGTCGCCGCCGATCAACTGAAAAGCATCATCGAGCGCATCGAGCGCTTGGAAGAGGAGAAGGCCGGCATCGCCGGTGACATCAAGGACGTCTACGCGGAGGCCGGCGCGAACGGCTTCGACGTCAAGGTGCTGCGCGAGATCGTCCGCCTGCGGAAGCAGGATCACGACGAGCGCCAGGAGCACGACGCGGTGCTCGAAACCTACCTCACCGCCCTCGGCATGGCGTAGCCGACATGCGCGCGCCCTCTCTCTCATCCGCAAAGCTGGGCGCGCGCCTCAAGCCCCAGGAGCGACCGGTCTACGCGCAGCGCCGCATCGTGGCCTCGGTCGAGATCCGGTTCCCGCTGCCGCCGAGCACGAACAGCCTGTTTTACAACGTCGCCGGCGGCCGTCGTAAAACGCCGAAGTATCGGGCGTGGCGTCAGCAGGCCGCGCTCCTGATCGACGTGCAGCGCCCCGGCCGGATGGCGGGCCCGTGCGATGTCGTGATCTACCTGCCGCCCTTCAGCGGTGACATCGACAACCGGGTGAAGCCGTGCCTGGACGCGGCGGTCGAGGCGGGCGTCCTCGCTGACGACGGCCAGCGCTACGTGCGCCGCAAGACCGTCGAGGTCGACCGCTCCGCCACCGAGGTCCGCATGGTCCTCACCATGCCCTCCGTTGAGGAGCAGGACCGCGCCGAGATCGAGGTCCGCGCCCGCGAGGGCCAGAGCGCCGCGCACATCGCCGTCTCGCTCGGCCTTGACGAGGGCCACGTCCGCACCGTGCTCACGGAGATCGGTCGATGAAGGCCCGCGCCGCCGACACCTTCCCCGACACACCGCGCAACCGCCGCGAGATCGCGAAGCGCTGGGCCAAGGGCCACGACACCCTGAAGATCGCTCAGGGCATCGGCCTGCACGAGCATCAGGTCTGCCAGATCCTCGCTCGCCTTCAGGATGAGCGCCACGCTGCGCGCCTCCAGGGAGAGGCCCGTGCCTGATCCCTACCTCGTCGGGAACGGCCGCTGGTGCTCGACCTGCTTTCCCGGCGGCGCCCCGCGCTCGTTCATCAACGCGCGT